ATTGGAATCAGTGCATCAGGAAATCTCTAACCTGCTAAATGATAAGGAGCACAATGAAGGAACAGTCATCGATATTAACACCAAACAATGATCTTATTGGTGTAAAAAAATCAGAGAAAAAAGAAGAGAAAGAACCTAACTTACCAAAACCTACTGGGTGGAGGATGATAGTTTTACCTTTTAAAATGAAAGAGAAAACTAAAGGTGGATTAGTATTAGCTGAAACAACTATAGAGAGGCAACAAGTTGCATCTCAAGTTGGATTAGTTTTAGCTATGGGTCCTCAATGTTACAAGGATAAGGAGAGGTATCCTGAAGGCCCGTGGTGCAAGGTCAATGATTGGGTAATGTTTGCGCGTTATGCCGGATCAAGGATCAAGATAGATGGTGGAGAGATGCGTCTGCTAAACGACGATGAAGTGTTAGCAACAATTGATAGTCCAGAAGACATCTTGCATGAGTTTTAATCATAGGAAGGAGTAACTATGCCAGACGAAGAAAAAAAACTAGTACCTATTGATACATCAGGACCTGATGCAGAAATAGATATTGAAGAAGCAAAAGAAGAAGCCGTTGTAGAAACGGAAAACACGGAACAAGAAACAGATAAAACATTTGAAAATGAAAGAGAAACAAAGTTAGACGAAAAAAAATCAGATGAAACTTTGGAGGACTACAGCAAAGGTGTACAATCTCGTATTGCGAAATTAACTCGTAAAATGAGAGAAGCGGAAAGAAGAGAACAAGCCGCTATTGATTATGCCAAAGGTGTAGAAGAAAAAAGAAGAGTCTTAGAGGCTAGGTTTGAAAAAACTGATGCTGATTATGTTAAGAAATTTGAGTCAAGTATTTCTACAGGAATGGAAGCTGCACAAAAAGAACTTGCAGCAGCTATTGAAAATGGAGATGCACAGGCTCAAGTTGAAGCGAACAAAAGAATTGCAACACTCGCTTTTGAGAATGCAAAACTAGAGCAAGCTAAAGCTGGTAGAGAAGAACAACAGGCTCAGAAAACTGTTTTATCTCAACCACCAGTTCAAACACGACAAATGGAAGATCCTATTAATCCGGATCCTAAAGCTGAAGCATGGGCTTCTCGAAACTCATGGTTTGGTACTGATAAAGCAATGACTTACACTGCTTTTGAAATACATAAGGATTTAACGGAAAAAGAAGGATATGATCCAAACTCAAACGAGTATTATGCAGAGGTTGATAGAAGAATTAAAGTTGACTTTCCGCATAAATTTGGTAATACTGAAACTAAGCAAACGGCCGCCCCTGTTCAGACAGTGGCTTCTGCTACAAGAAGCGTAAAGCCTGGTCGCAGAACTGTGAGACTCACATCTTCACAGGTAGCAATAGCTAAAAAATTAGGTGTGCCACTCGAAGAGTACGCAAAACAATTAAAACACACGAAGGAAGGAGCGTAAAATGGAAAAAGAAAAAGAAAATACTTCTCGTGCGAGCCAAACACGGTCAAAGTCTGAAAGACCAAAAGTGTGGGTTCCACCATCATCTCTAGATGCACCCCCTGCACCTGATGGATTCAGGTATAGATGGATAAGAGCTGAAGTTGTAGGCTTTCAAGATACTAAAAATATAACCGGACGTTTAAGAGAAGGTTATGAGTTAGTTAGATCTGAAGAAGTTGAAAATGCAAGCGATTACCCAACCGTTGAAGACGGTAAATACAAGGGAGTGATTGGGGTTGGTGGCCTTCTACTTGCGAAGGTACCTGAAGAGATCGCACAGCAACGTCAACAATATATGTCTGATAGACATAAAGAACGTAACGAAGCCGTAAACAACGACCTTATGAGGGAGCAGGATAGTAGAATGCCTATCAATGTTGATAGACAATCTCGTGTAACCTTCGGTGGTACTAAAAAGTAATTTTTAAATCACTGAATTAAATTAAACCGTACTGGAGGCCCTTCGGGGCAGGTACATAAGGAGAAACAACTATGGCAAATAGAAACGAACAAGGTTTTGGTTTAGTTGCTGCAGGAACGCTTGGATCAACTCCAGCGACTTCTGGGCAAGGTAAATACAAAATCGACGCGGGCTATGCGACTACTATTTATAATGGTGGTGCGGTAGCTTCTGCTGCTGGTTACATCGTTGAAGGACAAGGAACTGATACTCCTATCCTAGGCGTACTTAACGGAATTTTCTATAACGCGGCTACAACTTTAAAGCCGACGTTTGCGAATCATTACGTTCAAGTAACACCAGCAAACTCAGAAGATATCGACGCATTTGTATTCGATAACCCTCAACAACAATACGTAGTAGCAACAGATGCTGCTGTGGCACAAGCAGGTTTCCTAGAAACTTATGACATGAATACTTCTGCTGGTAGTACAACTACTGGTAAGTCTTCAGCGACATTAGATATAGGTGACACAAGTGCAGACGCAGCTTCGTGGAGATTATTAAGATCCGCAGAGGATCCTGAGAACGAAGATATTACTGCAGCTTTTGCTTCAGTAGTAGTAGTTGCTAATCTAATCGAGCTACAATCGTAATAGGAGAATAGGAGATAAATTATGGCAATTTCACGATCACAACTAGTTAAAGAACTAGAGCCAGGATTGAATGCACTATTCGGCCTGGAATATAAAAGGTATGAAAATCAGCATGCTGAGATTTATACTGAGGAATCATCTGACAGAGCTTTTGAAGAAGAAGTTATGTTATCTGGTTTCGCTAACGCACAAGTAAAAGGTGAAGGTGCTGGCGTTTCATTTGATGAAGCACAAGAAACTTTCACTGCTAGATACACTCACGAGACTGTAGCTTTAGCGTTCGCAATCACTGAAGAAGCGATTGAGGACAACTTGTATGATAGACTTGCGTCTAGATATACAAAAGCTTTAGCAAGATCTATGAGTAATGCTAAACAAGTAAAAGCTGTTGATCCATTAATTAATGGTTTCACAACTTTTAACTCAGGTGACGGTGTGCCTTTAATGGCAACTAACCACCCGACTGTAGCAGGAACGTTTGCTAATGAATTAGCAACTTCTTCTGACTTAAACGAAACTTCATTAGAACAATCAATGATTGACATTGGTAAAATGACTGATGAAAGAGGTTTAAGAGTTGCAGCAAGAGGATTGAAAATGATCATTCCTTCTGAGCTACAATTTACAGCTGAAAGACTTATGAAGTCTCAAGGTAGAGTTGGAACAGCTGATAACGATATCAATGCAATCGTATCTATGGGTATGGTTCCTCAAGGTTATAGAGTGAACAACTACCTAACAGATGCAGATGCGTTCTATATCTTAACAGACGTGCCTAACGGTATGAAAATGTTCAACAGAGCACCATTGACAACTGCAATGGAAGGCGACTTTGACACTGGTAACGTAAGATACAAAGCTAGAGAAAGATACTCTTTCGGAGTTTCTGACCCTAGAGGTATTTTTGGTTCGCCAGGAGCGTAATCAATAAATTTTGTGGCGGGACATAGTTCCGCCACAATTATAAAATAAACGGTGAGATTCATGAAAAATTTTTTAGTTAACATTTGGGCGTACAATCATCACGCTAAATTTAAAGTAGAATCAGAAGATTCCCCAACAGACCTGGAACAATCTATCCTTGACAAACTTGGAGAAAACAGTATAGTTTGGGAAAACCTTGGAAACAGTTATAATGACAAGGTAAATAGAATAACCTATGAGGAGGTTATAGATGATACAAGACCTATACAAAGCAAAAAGGTCCTTGGAGTTGAAGTGGGAACAGGAGCATCTGGATAATAACAGATATACTCTTGAGATGGTTAGAATTGACGATAAAGTCAAAAAGATCATCACAGATATCAAGCTTGAAGAAGCTAGAATCGCTCACGTACAGAACAATGTTGAAAGTTCTGCTCCAGAAGTTTCAGTAGCTTCTTAACACAAAAGCTACATCGTTGGAAAAATTCCACTCCACACTACAGGCTCTCTTGCACTCTATTAAAAACTAGTATATACTTTCAGCACTATACATAAATTAATATTCTACATGGACGCAGTATAGTCGACGGCCTAGAGACTATGTAGAATTTAACTAGGAGAATAATCATGGCAAACACTACTTTCACAGGACCAGTAACTTCGTTA